ACTAAAGTTGTAGGCGGCGGCGATTACACACCAAAAACAAGTGTTGGTGCTGTAGGCGATTACGCACTAGTAGTTCTTACAACAGTTCCTACATTGTATTATAAATCACCAGGCAATGGCTTGATTGCAGCAGGCACATGGGTAACAGTAGGTAGTGCAAACTGGAAAGCAAGTTGGGCAAGTGTAACTGGTACAGCAGATGTTAGCGGTACTCCATTTACACCAGGTGATACTCTTACAGTAAACGAAACTGACGGTACAACACTAATTGCAACTTTCCCACTAACTGCTAATACAGCAGCACAATTTGCAGTTGATTTTAACACAGCATTAGCAGGTACAGGTATACGTTGTAATGTAGAAAACAACAGAGTTGTATTTTACAATGATGGATCTTCACATGATGGATTTGAGTTTGCAGGCACAGGCAGTGTATTGACTGTTGCTGGACTTACAGGTGCAGTTGATTATGTTGCTCCAAAATTACAAGCAAGTCCACATACAAGTGTACCAGCATTTAAAACAGCAGACGAAAATCGTCCAAGCGGTAGTATTTGGGTCAAAACAACGACACCAAATGCAGGTGCTAACTGGAGCGTAAAAGTTTGGAATGCAGATACCGAATTGTGGGACACTTCAAGTGCTCCAATTTATGCATCAAATCATGCTGCAATTTACAACATGGACTTGTCAGGCGCAGGCGCAAATCTTGCAACTACAGATCTTTATGTTCAAACAAATACAACCGAAGCAGCAACTAACTTGGCAGATTTTACAATATTCAAGCGTAATGCAGCAGGCGCGACAACAATTACAAGTGCAGCTATCACAGCAAGCACATTTGTTGCAGGCGACGGTAGTTTTACAATGAGCGAAAGCACAAAAGGCAGTGCAGCAATGAGTACACCTGTTACTGTTGCATTTACTGCTACAGGTGCAACTACTGATGCAGACGACTTAGCAGGCGCAATCAACGCAGCAGGTTTAGCAAATGTAAGTGCAAGTGTAATTGCTGGTAACAAAGTTGTTGTTACACATGCAACAGGCGGTGAAATTAGAATTGTTGACACAAACACAAGATTTGTTTCAGCTTTCCCGGCGTGGGATTATACAGATTCTTCAGGTACTGCAAACTTGTATGATGATCCAACTGGTGCTGCAAACAGCTACGTAGCAAGTCTTTGGAAAGAACTTACATATACAGCAGGCGACGAAGCACCTACTGCACTAGCAGCAGACGGTGCATTGTGGTACAGCAGTGTGATTGATGAAATTGATATCATGGTACACGATGGTGATGAATGGAAAGGATATGCAAATGAATATCCAGATACAGATCCTGAAGGTCCTATTGTTAGCGCAAGTGAACCAGAAACACAATCAGGCGGCGCAGCATTGGTAACTGGTGATATTTGGGTAAGCACAGCAGATTTAGAAAACTTCCCAACAATTCACAAGTATAACGCTACACTAAGTGCTTGGGTAGAAATTGATAAAACAGATCAAACTACTGAAAATGGTGTTATTTTTGCAGATGCACGTTACAACACAGCAGGTGCAAACAGCGGAACAGCAGGAGATATTGCAGATCTGTTAGTAAGTGATTATTTAGATCCAGATGCTCCAGATCCAGCACTGTATCCAAAAGGCATGTTGCTATGGAACCTACGTAGAAGCGGATTCAACGTAAAACGTTTTGAGCGTAACTACATTGATTTAGCTGCTGAAAACGGCAGAGGAAGCGATGACGGTAACTCAATGGCAGCTTATTATCCACACCGTTGGGTAACTGAATCTGCTAACGAAGTTGATGGTTCAGGTAGCTTTGGACGTAAGGCACAGCGTAAAGTAGTAGTACAAAAACTACAAGCATTGTTAAACGAAAATCAAGATATCCGCGATGACGAATCACGTATTTTTAACTTGATTGCAACTCCAGGTTATCCAGAACTAATTGGTGAAATGATTACACTAAACTATGACAGAGGTTTAACAGCATTTGTTATTGGTGATTCGCCAATGCGTTTAGCATCAGACGCAACTAGCTTAAACGAATGGGCAACCAATGTAAACACAGTTGTTGAAGATAACGATAATGGCTTAGTAAGCAGAGATGAATATCTAGGCGTTTACTATCCAAGTGGATTTACAAGTGATAACGCAGGTAACAACATTGTTGTTCCAGCATCGCACATGGTACTACGCACATTTGCATTGAACGACCAAGTTGCATATCCATGGTTTGCACCAGCAGGTACAAGACGTGGTGGCGTAACAAACGCAACTTCAACAGGTTATATCAACGGAGAAGGTGAATTTGTTGCAACTGCATTGAACGAAGGTGTAAGAGATACACTGTACTCAAACAACGTCAACCCAATTACATTCCTAACAGGAGCAGGGTTAGTTGTATTTGGACAGAAAACTCGTGCAAGAAATGCAAGTGCATTGGATAGAATCAATGTTGCAAGACTTGTTGTTTTCTTACGTAGTCAGTTAAACACATTAGCAAAACCATATTTGTTTGAACCAAATGATAAAATCACACGTGATGAAATCAAACAACAAGTAGAAAGTTTGCTAGTTGAACTTGTAGGACTAAGAGCATTGTTTGACTTCTTAGTTGTATGTGATGAAACAAACAACACTCCTGCAAGAATTGACAGAAATGAGCTGTATGTAGATATTGCTATTGAACCAGTAAAAGCAGTAGAATTTATTTACATTCCGCTACGTATCAAAAACACAGGAGAGATCGCAGGTCTTTAATATCATAAAGTAGGGGGTAAAAATAAAACCCCCTACAAATGATAAATACTTGTGTATAAGGAGAAACAATTAGATGGCAATCTCAACTCTATTGAATTTAACAGTTCCATTAGCAAACGATACTACTAGTAGTAGTCAAGGTTTGCTTATGCCAAAATTACAGTATCGCTTTAGAGTGACACTTGAAAACTTTGGTATTACAGGAAACACAACAGAACTAACAAAACAAGTTATCGATGCGACTAGACCAAATATCCAATTTGATCCAATCCAATTAGATGTTTACAACAGTAAAATTATGATGGCAGGTAAACACACATGGCAGCCTGTTACTGTAAATTTACGTGATGATATCAATGGTAACGTACAAAAATTAGTTGGCGAACAACTACAGAAACAATTTGACTTTTTTGAACAAGCGAGTGCTGCTACTGGCCAAGACTATAAGTTTACACAACGTATTGAAGTCTTAGACGGTGGTAATGGAGCAAATACTCCACAAGTACTAGAAACCTGGGAATTATATGGGTGCTATTTAAATAGCGTTGATTATGGCAGCATGGCATATGGCACAAATGATGCAATGACAGTTGCGTTGAGTATTACATATGATAATGCTGTACAATTGAATGTCGGCGTAGGTACACCTAATAACTTCCAAGATAGAAACAGTGAAACAGGCACAGGTGCTACAGGCGGCGCAGCTCTTTAATACTTAAATGAGATTGCATCATAAAAAGGAGTCGTAGGGCTCCTTTTTTCTTTATATACGCACATATAATTAAAGATAAATACTATATGGCAAGTAATAGTTTTTATGATAACTTTAGTAGTTTAGATAGCGGCAAGGGCATAATGGGAGATTTTGCTCATGCATCTGCTTTATATAGACGCAATAATTTTAGGTTAGCACCAAAAACTAAATTCCTATATCATGTTGTAATTGATGTAAACACAACTGCACTTAGTGTTTTAGGAAATAGTGTATTCAGTCTTTTGAATAAACGTGAATTTAATTTATTGGCAAATGCAGCTGATTTACCAAGATACAGTATTCAAACAGAAACATTAAATCAATACAACAGAAAAAAAGTAGTACAAACACAAATCACATACAACGAGGTAGGTATTGACTTTCACGACGACAATGCAGGACTTACAAGTTTATTGTGGGAAGCGTATTATAGATATTATTATCAAGATGGCAACTACACAGATCAAAGCAGCAGACCTAGAGCATACCAAACAAAATTATATGATACAGATGTTGCAAATACTTATAGACACGGATTTAACAGAAGACGTCCTACAGATATTCCGTTCTTTAACAGTATCACAATTCATCAGTTGCATCCACAAAATAAAGAAAGTACATTTACAAGTTTTACATTAGTAAACCCAATTATTACAGAGTGGCAACATGATAGAGTTGATCAAGCAGATGCATCTGGTGTAATGCGTAATTCAATGCGTATTGCATATGAAAGTGTTTTATATGATAGAGAAATTACAAGTCCAGAAAAGATACAAAGTTTTGGAGATATTAGTCATTACGATACTATGCCTAGTCCTTACGAAAGTGTAAGCACAAGTACTATTGCAAAAGATACAGATGATAATACATTTTGGGGAGAAGTATTTACAGATTTATTATCAAATCTAATAACGCTTACTGACTTTAATTCACAACAGCGTGAATCGCAACTTCCTACAAATAATCAACCTCTTGGACAAATAATATTATCTCCAAATAATACTACTAACTTTTTTCCTAGTAGATCTAATGAAAACAATTTTACAAATGCACAGCCAGTTAGTACTTTTGTAAGTTCTAACATAAGTAATCAACAGTTTAACAGAGAAGTAAGTAGTAATCAACAACGATTAGCAGATTTTGCAAAAGGCCGTACCACAACTCAACTATCAACTTATACAGGTAGAAATATACAAGAATCAAAACAATTTTATGACACGCTATCGCCTAATGTAAAATCACAAATTGAACAAGCAGCAGTAACAGAATCAAGCACAGAAGGTTTTGTTGCACGTTTGAATGAGATAGGAATCTTGTAATGAGCAGTTATGCAGAAGAAGAAAAAGCACAAAAACAAGACAGCGGCAAAGAAGTAAGACAACTGTTTGACAGATATTTTACAAAACAAATTAGCTTGACAAGTAATGAAGTTGATACTGTTGTTGGGTTTTTTACAAAAAGAAAATTTACAAAAGATGCAGCAATTTCAGTTGCAACTGTAATTTTGCAACAAGCAAAAGCGGAAAATAAGAAAGTATTTGATTTAATAGATACACTAGAAGGTTTAGACGAAGTACAAATTAGTAGATTGGTTAGTGCAATTTTAAACAATAATAGAAGTCGAATCAGTGCCTTAGGCTATAAAAACAATTACAATATAGAAACTACCGAAAACAGAAATGTGAGATTGTAATGGGACGTTTTGCCCAAGGCAAATTTACTCTCAAAAACCCTGACAAGTATATTGGCGGACGAACTCCAACGTATCGCAGTAGTTGGGAATTTGCATTCATGCGTATGTGCGATCAAAATGATAATATTACAAAATGGGCAAGTGAAGCAATACGCATACCATATAGAAATCCTTTCACAGGAAAATATACAATATATGTTCCTGATTTTTTTATTGTTTATAATGATAAAACTGGAAACCAACATGTTGAACTAATCGAAGTAAAACCAGCAAATCATACTTTTAAAAATCAACTAGGAAACAGCAGAGCAAATAAAGCACATTACGTTGTAAATCAAGCTAAATGGACAGCAGCTAGAGCATATTGTAAACAAAAAGGCATGACATTTAGAGTTGTAAACGAAGGAGATATTTTCCATCAAGGTAAAAGAAAATGAAAATTTTTGAACAGACATTTCCGTGGAAACATTGGATTGTTGATAATTTTATAGAAAAACAAGATGTAGCAAAACTTTCTCATGTTGCACATAAACATATTCAAGAAAAAAATTCTAAGTTTCATTATACTACTGATACACTCAACGAACCATATAAAAATATTTTAGAAACAGCAATAAACAAAATGCCTGCTGTAATAAAAGAATTAAATTATAAATCTCCAAGACAACATAAAAAAATACATGCATTAGGCCATTTAGCAATAAATCCTGCAGGTTACAGTTTTCAACCACACTGCGACGATGAGACAAAAATATGGACGTTTGTAACATATATAGGTCCTGTAAAAAGTATAGGTACATATGTTATGTCAGATATGAATAATAAAGATAAAATAGAAATACCGTGGAAACCAGGAAGATGTTTGATTTTTGCTGGAAATAACGGAGAAACATGGCATAGCTACGAAAGTGGCAACAATTGGCGTGCAACTATAACCGCTTATATGAACACCAATAAAAACTGGGGTAAATAAAGTTAGCATATAATGGAATAATACTATGACTAAAAAATTAGAAGAAATGTTAAATCTGCCAGACAACGAAGATCTCAAAGAAGAAGAACGAGCTCCGGTTGTTGAACACGAAGATACATTTAGAGACATTGCTGAGTTTGATAAAATTGCCAGTGCTTTACCAGCTGTTAAAGGCTTAGGTGATATGGCAGACAAAGAATTAAATGAAGTTGCAGACAAAGCAATGACTGCATATGATGACTTGATGGACCTAGGTATGAATGTAGAAAGTCGTTACAGTGGTAGAGTTTTTGAAGTTGCAGGTACAATGCTAAAAACTAGCCTAGATGCAAAAGTTGCAAAACTAGATAAAAAACTTAAAATGGTTGAGCTACAACTTAAAAAAGAAAAAATGGATAGAGATAGCGGACCAGGCGATGGCGATATTGTAAACGGCGAAGGTTATGTTGTCACAGATCGTAATAGTCTATTAGAGCGTCTAAAAGGTATAGATAAAGATAAATAGTATTATAGTTTAGGATACATCGATGAAAAATTTTGCTGATTATTTAACAGAATCTAAAAAAACATATGAATTTAAAATTGGCATCGCAGGTGAACAGCCTGACGGTTGCGAAGACATGCTAGAAACAGGATTGCAAAAATTTGGCATTACTAAAATGTCAGCAGGTAAAAAAACACCAATCCAAGAGCGTCCATTAGATTTTCCACAATTAGAAAATTGTGAAGTACACTATTATGAAGTTGAATTGACATATCCAACAACTGTACAAGTTTTGCAAGAATATTTAGGCAGCGTGTGCAGTGTACCGCAAAGTCACATCATTGTACGTAATCCAAACGAACCACAAGAATTATATCAGCAAGAAGAATCAAAAGAAGAATATGTATCTAAACTTACAGTTGAAGAATTAGGCGGCGAAACAGCACAAGAAGATGCTGGCGGTGCTCGTGTAATGAACCTTTTGAAAGAACTTGAAACTGCACGTAAAGAAAGATCAAACGATTATGTCGGAGAAGCACCAGTCGGTGATAGTAAAGATATTGGCGATGCAGAAAATACAAAAAGTCCTGTAGGAGCCTAAAATGAAAATATCTGAAGTCAAGGTAATCAAAGAAGCAGCTCCAACAAATTTTGTACCTACTCATTATGGTGGTATTGGCGGCTTAAATCCGGTTATGTTACATAGTGATGGAAATTTATATTTTAGAAGTGCAGATGGTATTGTAAGATGGAACGGTAATCCAACCGGAGAAGGATTTTTAGGTAAATGGAATCCTGCTACTATCAAAGGTAGAATTGAAAATGGACAACGTGTTCCTTATGGACCAGGCGAAAATTTTGGCAACGATCCAACTGCAAGACCAGGAGGAGCAGCACCTGCACAGCAAGCACCTGCACAAAATCCACGTCCGGTAACTGGCGCAAGTTATGATCAAGGATTGTTACGTAGAGGTAGCAGAGGCGAAGGTGTAAAAGAACTACAACGCAGACTTGGTATGCCAGAAAGTGAGCAGGATGGTATTTTTGGACCTAAAACTGAACAAGCTGTGAGAACACTACAACAATCACAAGGTATCAAAGTTGATGGTATAGTAGGTCCAGAAACACGTGGTGCTATTGATAAATTACAGGCACCTGAGGATGATAGTGCGCCCGAGCAAACACCTACAACAAGAACCGAACCAGAAACAACAACTGAACCAGAAGAAGAACCAGAAACAACAACTGAGCCAGAAGAAGAACCTGATACATCAGCAAACGATAATCAAAGTGCTGCTGATGATGCGCAAAATCAAAATGATGCAGATTTTAGTGATCCAGAGGAAACACCTACAACACAACGCAGTACAAGAGATATATGGAATATAATAAAAAGTAAACGTGATGCTCTACCTCAAGGCCCTGAAAGAGTTAGATTATCTAATCTAATGAATCGGATCAATGTAAGCACTACAACACCAGAAGAAGCAGAAGAAATTCTTGCTCGAGCAGAAGAAATTAGTCCAACCGAACCAGGTGATGAAACACCAACTGAACCAGAAACACAAATTGCCAGTGGACCTGTTTCTCCAGAAGGAATTACTAGTAGATTGTCTCCAGAGGCAAAAGCAGAATTTGAAGAAGCAGTTCAAGAAGAAGGAAGTTTGATAGCTGCACTTGCTTATTTTAAGAAAAGAGCTAACAATGCATTAAGATATCAGAGAGAAACTCCTCACGAATTATTTGGTGTAACAACCAAAACTGCAGGATTTGGATTGAGAGATGTTCCAGACAAAGGTGTTATTGATATTTCTTCTGTTCCGGGAGTTTGGCCACCTGTTATACCAGGTTGGAGAAACGCAGCTAATGCAGCAGAAAAACAACAACTGAAAACCGATTTTTATTCAGAATTGTTAGGTAGGGTAAAATACAAAACAATTGACGATATAGAAGAATCAAGAATATTACAATTAGCAGGAGTAGATATGAAAAAGAAATTAGACGAAGCAAGTATTAGCATCAATGGTGCTGATAGTGCGGAAGTAGCAGAAATACTCCGCATGATGCAATTAGCAGGCGCAGAAGGAGCCAAAGTAGTCGGACCAGACGATATTAATCCAGGTCCAAAACCTTGCCCAATATGCGGCAAAGTTCACGGCCCAATGCCAAAGCCAGGCGGATGCGGAAGCAAACCGGAACCAGGTATGGGCGATATGATCCGTATGATTAGTTCAGAAGAAGAAGAACTAGACGAATGGGAAAACAACGCACCAGGACACGAAGGCGATGAAGAATACATGACTTCAACTGATGCAGGTTATCCAGCAGGCAACGATATGCATAAAAAGAAAAAATCATATCCTGCAACTGCTGGTGGTGACAATCCAATGAACACAGAGTCTTTAGAGTCAGAATTGAAATCAAGACTAACACAAGCACTTGCTGAGAAAAAAGAAAAAGACAAAGGTGGTCCAGAAGATCACGGTAGGCGTCCAGATAGTCCAGATTTAGACGGAGACGGCAACACAGATGAGCCAATCGGTGATGCAGCAGAGGATGCAAAAAAAGGAAAAAAGTCTAAAGGCATCCAAGCAATGATTGATGCCGGAAATAAAAAAGCAGATGCAGAAACCAAAGAAGCTCACAAACTTGGCAAGTTTAGAAAAAGACACAAGAAAATAGATAGATTTAGATAATACATCCCCCCAGAACTCAATAGCGTCTTCGGACGCTATTTTTTTGGTTAAATACTATATGAGTAAATCATTAGACGGCGTATTAACAAAGAAAGCCAATCAACAAGAAACATTTACAGAAGCACAAATACAGGATCTAATGTTATGTATGGATCTTGATGTAGGGTATTTGCATTTTGCAAAACATTTTGCTCACATACAACACCCTACGCAGGGTAAATTGTTGTTTGATCCTTATGAATATCAAGAACGTTTGATGGACAGTTATCATAGTTATAGATTTAATATTAATATGATGCCCAGACAAACAGGTAAAACAACCTGTGCTAGTATCTATTTGTGTTGGTATGCTATGTTCAATCCTGATCAAACTATTCTAATTGCAGCACACAAATACACAGGTGCGCAGGAAATCATGCAACGTATTAGATATGTTTACGAACTATGTCCTGATCATATACGTGCAGGTGTTACCAGTTATAACAAAGGTAGCATGGAATTTGAAAATGGTAGTAGGATTATTAGCCAAACAACTACAGGCACTACTGGACGTGGTTTGTCTATTTCTTTATTATACTGTGACGAGTTTGCGTTTGTGCAACCTAATATTGCAGAAGAGTTTTGGACTTCTATTTCACCTACACTAGCAACAGGTGGTAAGGCTATAATTACAAGCACACCGAACTCAGACGAAGATACCTTTGCTACTATTTGGAAACAAGCAGAACAAAAGTTTGATGAATACGGAAATGAAAATGATGTAGGTATAAACGGCTTTCATGCATTTAGAGCTGAGTGGCACGAACATCCTGACAGAGACGAACAATGGAAAGCAGACGAAATTGGCCGTATTGGCGAAGAAAAGTTTAGACGTGAATACGGTTGTGAATTTTTAATCTTTGACGAAACACTTATTAATAGTTTAAAACTTGCAACAATGGAAGGTGTTAGTCCAACAATACAAATGGGGCAAGTGCGTTGGTATAAAAAACCCGATCCAACAAAATCATATGTAATTGGTTTAGATCCTGCAATGGGCACGGGTGGAGATAATGCTGCTATACAAGTATTTGAATTACCAACATATGAACAAGTTGCTGAATGGCAGCACAACTTAACTGCAATACCAGGACAAATACGTGTGCTTAGAGATGTCTGCACATACATTTGGGAAGAAACTAAACAACAAGCAAACATTTATTGGAGTGTGGAAAACAACGGAATCGGTGAAGCAGCCCTGCTTGTTATACAAGATTTTGGCGAAGAAAACATTCCAGGATTGTTTATCAGTGAACCTATACGCAAAGGGCACGTTAGAAAGTTCCGCAAAGGTTTTAACACAACACATAGTTCAAAAACTACTGCCTGTGCTAGACTAAAAACCATGGTAGAAAATGATAAACTGATAATTAAAAGCAAAACACTAGTAAGCGAACTAAAATCCTTTATTGCTACAGGCAGTAGTTTTCAAGCAAAACCCGGACACAGTGACGATTTAGTTAGTGCTACTATATTACTATTGAGAATGATAACTGTGATGAAAGATTGGGATCCTACAGTTTATGATACCTTTGCTCAAATTGAAGCAGAGGATGATTACGAAATGCCCATGCCAATCTTCATAAGCAGCAATTATTGATAAATACTTACATGAAAAACTTAGATACAATAGCCGAACAATTATTCAACGAAATACGTGGACGCTTTCCAAGTATTGAACTCGGCGATGCAGAAGGCAATATTACCAACGAACCTGCACTAGCACGTTTTTACGATTTTGATTTTGAATCAAATGGTAATAAACTGGGCAAGGTAAGTGTTAGTTTAGACGAAGACGACGGTGTAGTTGTTATGTTTAGTAAGGATTTTGTTGAAAGCGAATTTGGATCTATAAAAACCGATTGGTATGGGTTCCTTAAAAACCTGAGAACATTTACAAAGAAAAGATTGCTAAATTTTGAAGTAAGGGATATTAACAGATCTAACCTAACAAAAAGAGATTATAAATTTTTAGCTAGTAATCGTAGCGGAGAACAAACAATGGCTGAATCAAGAATGTATGGAAACGCAAAAACAAGTTTCCAAAAGATTGGTGGTGCAAAACTATCAATCAAGCACACAGGTGCTATAGAAGAAGGCGGAAGTCGTACTTCAAAAATTGGTGCTATTTTCATTGAAAATACAGACGGTGAAAGATTCAAGTATCCATATAAACATCTAAGTGGTGCTAGAGCATTAGCATTACATATTAGCGAAGGTGGTCATCCATTTGATGATTTTGGCAAATACATTACAGGACTAAGTGAAGAACTATCTAATCTCCGCAAGTTCAAAACTTACATGGGTCGCAGTAGTGTAATGGCAGAAAGTCTAGCTGAGCACATGGGCACAGTAAATGAAAGAATGGTAGCAGTCAAAAAAGAAATCCAAAATCTTCAAAAGCCATCATATTACGCCGAAGCGTTTGAACAGTATGTGCCAATTGAAGAAACAGAAGTTCCAAGTGAAGTTGCAGAAAACTGGATTGACCAATTGACTGTAAAACAGTTTAATGAAGAACTAAAAGATGTATTTCCTTACATTTACAACCTAGTAAGCGAAACTACAAAAACAAAAGAATTGCATTTCGAAGATATTATCAACGAACAACAAGATATGATTTACAATGTAAAAAGAGGCGATACAGTAATTGCTATTGCTAGAGCATACAATATTGCAGTTGAAGATATTATTGAAGTTAATGGACTAGACGATAATGGAACAATCAGAGCAGGAGATCAATTGACTCTTCCTGGAGTAAATCCTAATCAACAAATTGGTGCTAGTCCTACAACACCAGGCGCAACAAGAGGCATTGATCCTGCACAAAATTACAGTGCAGCAGATTTAGCAAGACTAACAGGCCAACCAGGTTATAGCGAAGCAATAGATAGAGCTATTGACAGTTTAATGGGTCAGTTTGCTGATTCTCTTTCAGAAGCTCATACAAATGAAGCAACATGTGGCTGCAAACCTAGTAGTTGCTCACACTGCGGCGGCAAACATACACTTGAAGAAGTTGGTGAAAAATGCGATTGCTGCGGTAATATGATTAAAGAAGTCAAAGCAGAAGGCAAACAGCATGACAAAGACGGCGATGGCGACGAAGACAGCGATGATTACAAAATTGCTAAAGACATTGCTATTAAAAAGGCTATTGCAAGAGCAGCAGAAGAAGAACCAAAAAAAGAATCAAAAACACCACTAGGCGAATTTATTTTAAGTTATTTTGATAGAGAAACTGGCCAGTTTCCAAAAGGTCCAACAGCCGTGCTTACTATGGTAGAAAAAGAATACGGAGAACGATTTGTAAGGCCAGCACAAAAGTTCATAGAACGCATCGACGCAAAGGTCGCAGAAGTAATGGGCTACAGAGAGGCAGATAATTTTAATTTAGATGAAGCAGGACAAGAACTAGGTAATTTAATCAAAACAGGTGTGTCTGGTGCCTACAAATATATTGAAAAAACTATTAAAGATTTTGAAGTTTTACTACAACAAAATCCTAATCATCCTAAAGCACAGCAATACAGACAGGAGTTGGATCAGTTGAAAAAAATGTTAGCAAATGCGCAAATGCAGATGGGCGAAAGTATTTTCAA